GGCAGTTCTAAAGCCGCAAGTCAATATGATGGCATGAAACCCATGTTAAGAAACAGAGGACTGACTGATAGTGATTTTATTCCTATGATACATGGCAAACCATTTAAAGATTTATTGAACTATGTTGAAGATAAAATTGGCGTGTTTATTAAACCAGATGCTTCAAGTAGAAAACTAAAGATAATAAATGCTATCATTGGTATGATAAAAAAGACTTTAGATGGTGATGATTTAGATAAATTTAAAACCACAATNACAAATGCCAAAAAGTTGACTGAANGAAAAAGATATTATGTTTCTAATTATGGCATTGANAACTACATAGATATTGTTAATGGTAAAACAAATGAAATAGTTAAAGCGCCAAACTTTGATAGATATTATAGTGCTGAGTTAATAGAATGGTGGAGAAAAAATGCCACTAAAAGATACAACAAACTTAAAGAGCAAGATAGATTAAGAAACGATTTAGAAGTATGGACGCCAGATAGTAATATAGATATTATCAGATGATAGAATATAACGAACAAAACTTAAAACTAGTTTCTGATTTGATTGTAAAGAATCTGACACCAGATTTGATTCCTGTTAAATGGCGTCAACGCAATTCTGTTAATCCTATGTTCGGTCATTGCCACACAGCAGCTGCTTGTTTACAGAAAGTTTTTACAACGAAAGAACTAAAACTTTATCGAGCTCAAGACCAACAAGATATATGGCATTGGTGGGCAGTTGACAATGCTGGCAAATTGATTGACTTAACATCTAAACAATATACAGATTGGAATAAAGAACCGCCATATAAAGATGGACAAAAAGCATCAATGCTTGGTTTCGGATATAGAACTAGGGTTTTAGAACTTCTGGAAAGAGTGAAGAAAGAGCTTGACAAACCTGACTAAAAAGAGTATAATACAACTATGTTAATCATACACAGACGACTAAAAACAGAACCAGATGCTGAATGGGACTTTCACGAACTATCTAGTGATAAGTTTCCTGGCGGGTTTGCAAGAGAATCAGATTGGGCAGTAAGATACAAAAGAAGAAACGATAGCCCAAAACACAAACATGAATACAAAGTGGAGTTAAGAACATGAGTGATTTTTTAAAAGATATAATTAAAGAAACAGGTAACGAATATGCAAGTCTAGTATCAGATGGTTCAACAGGCGATGTGAACGATTTTATTGATACAGGTTCGTATATTTTTAATGCGTTACTAGGTGGTAGTATTCACAGAGGTCTACCATCAAACAAGATTACTGCAATCGCCGGCGAAAGTGCAACGGGTAAAACATTCTTTGTACTTGGCATGTGTAAGAACTTTCTCGACCAGAATCCAGACGGCGGTGTAATATTCTTTGAGAGTGAGTCAGCAATTACAAAAGACTTGATTGAAGAACGAGATATCGACAGTAGCCGTATGGTCGTTATGCCAGTTACAACTGTGCAAGAATTCAGACATCAAGCAATTACTGTATTAGACAAATACATTGAACAAAAGAAGTCAGAAAGAAAACCAATACTACTTGTGTTAGATTCTCTAGGTATGTTATCGACTACGAAAGAGATGGAAGATACACAAGCAGGTAAAGAAACAAAAGATATGACAAGGGCACAAATTGTAAAAGCCGCCTTTCGAGTACTCACCTTAAAGTTAGGGAAAGCAGCCGTTCCCCTTATTATAACAAACCATACTTATGATGTGGTGGGCAGTATGTTCCCACAGAAAGAGATGGGTGGTGGGTCAGGATTGAAATACGCCGCTAGTAGCATTGTCTATCTTTCTAAACGCAAAGAAAAAGATGGTACTGAAATCATTGGTAACATCATTCATTGTAAGAATCATAAATCAAGATTGACCAGAGAGAACAAGATGGTTGATGTTCGATTAACTTATGACAAAGGTTTAGATAGATATTATGGTCTATTAGAACTAGCCTTGAAACATGGCATATTCAAATCAGTATCTACACGAGTTGAGTTGCCAGATGGTACTAAGACTTTTGGTAAGACTATAAATAATAATCCTGAAAAGTATTTCACACCTGAAATATTAGAACAGCTAGACGCTGTTTGTGCAAAAGAATTTAAGTATGGAGACCACATTGAAGAAGTCGAAGAACACACCGAAGATACCGCCGACACATAAGACCACAAATCCAAAACACAATGATGATTATGTTTTTGTAGAGAAACCTGGAGAGGACTTTACAGGACTTAAACTCATTAGTGGTCCGTTTGCTAGCATAGTTTACAAATATGGCAATGTAGGATTCAGACCTGAATCTGAAAAGACACCAGACGGCGCTTTGCCTATGGTATTTGATTACACAATTATTGAAAATCATATAGAGGCAGATACCGATAGTCAAGAATTTATTGACCACATTGGTGATATATTGGTTGTATTATTAGACGAGCAAATAAATCAACAAGATGACGCTTGACTTTCAAACCCAAATGATGTATAATAGACAGATTAAATTAAACGAGATTGCATGAGCGAAAGAATCGAAACAACAGCGATTAGAAATCTAATCCACAATGAAGAATATTGCAGAAAGGTCTTACCTTTTATCAAAGAAGAATACTTTGTCGATAGATTAGAAAAGTTATTGTTCACAGAGATTTACAAGTTTGTCAACAAGTATAATCAGTTGCCAACGAAAGAATCTCTATCGATTGAAATCAACACAAACAAAGGCATAACAGAAGATGAGTATAAGAAACTCACAGGCATTATTTCTGAACTCACTCCAGAGCCAATCAACTTAGACTGGCTGGTTGAAACAACAGAAACATGGTGTAAAGACCGTGCGATTCATAATGCAATTCTAGGTGGCATTCAGATTATTGATGGCAAAGATAAAGAACATACACCAGAATATTTGCCAGAGATGTTATCAGAGGCATTATCTGTATCGTTTGACCAGAAAGTCGGGCATGATTATCTACTTGAATCAAAAGAACGATTTGATTATTACAATCGAAAAGAAGAAAGACTTGAACTTGATTTAGATTTCTTCAACAAGATTACACGAGGTGGCATTCCATCTAAGACTTTGAACATCTGTCTTGCAGGTACTGGTGTTGGTAAGACCATGTTTATGACTCACCTTGCCTCATCTGTTTTACTGCAAGGTAAGAATGTATTGTACATCACTATGGAAATGGCAGAAGAACGAATCGCAGAACGAGTTGATGCTAATCTATTGAATGTCGGCATGAGTGATTTAGAAGAACTGCCGTACAAGATGTATGAAACAAAGATTAACAAGTTACAAAAGAAAACAACTGGTCAATTAATTGTAAAAGAATATCCTACTGCTTCGGCTTCTGTTGCACATTTCAAAAATCTATTGAGTGAACTTGCAATGAAGAAGTCTTTCAAACCAGATATTGTTTTCATTGACTATCTAAACATTTGTGCTTCGTCAAGATTCAAGGCAGGCGCTAATGTAAACTCATATACATATATCAAGGCTATCGCAGAAGAACTCAGAGGCCTTGCTGTAGAACAAGACATTCCAATATTCTCTGCTACACAAACTACAAGAAGTGGTTTTGTAAGTAGTGATGTTGGTCTTGAAGATACTTCAGAATCATTTGGTTTGCCTGCAACGGCAGACTTTATGTTTGCTTTAATCTCATCTGAAGAACTAGAAGAAAAGAATCAGATAATGGTTAAACAGTTGAAGAATCGATACAATGACCCAACGATAAATCGTAAGTTTATTATTGGCGTTGACAGGTCTAAGATGCGTTTGTATGATGTAGAACAGCATGCTCAGACCGACCTAGTTGGTAGTGGTCAACCCGACACATCAATAACGAGTAAATTCACGCAGAAGATTGGTGAGTACTCAGATTTTAAAATATAACACAGGAGAAATAAATGGCAATCACAATTGACAATGTAGAATATGACGAAACAACACTAGATGCTTCGGTCAAAAATTCTATTGTACAAGTACAGGCATCAAGCAATGCAATCGCAAAGTTGAAAGCAGAAATTCTTAATCACGAAATTCTAATTCAATCACACAGTAAAAACATCAAAGACGGTTTACCTTCTGATGATGATGCAGA